GAATTGTTTCATTGTTGGCAGTCGTATTACCTAGATATTGTGTACCAATAGGATTATCATAAACTTCCCGATCAATCCAAGATGTACGAGCTAAAGTTCCTGTCCACCATGTCTGTTCTTGATAGTTAAAGGCTACGACTGCATTAATTTGATCGGAGCCTGTTCTAGCATAAAACCAAAGAATTTCATTGAACTCACCATTGTGCCCGGCAAAAGCATTCTCGGAAGCGGTTTGATTGATATTGTTAAATACAAATTGTTCCACGGTACACGGTAGTTTTTTCACCGAACCATCAAAGAGATAGAAAGAATCTTGTGACATCCAAAAACTATTACCATTTAAATCAATACCTGCATGCTGACCAATGATTCCACAGTTCTGACCGAGTTGTCTTAGACCAAAAGTAAAAGGTGGACCAATAAACTGTAAAGAGTGAAGAGAAGTATCTGTCCATACTAGGGTTTGGCCTCTTGAACGTTCAGCAGCAATGATCCGTGATCCGTCGGCAATTCGTAGTGAACCTGCTGTATTCTCTGCGGTGGGAGTATAGTTATTAATATCTTCTTGATCCGAGAATCGAAGTAATAAATCATCTTGGTCACCAATCGTATTTTCTGTACCAAATAAAATTAAATGTCTGTCAGGAGAAGAAACTAAACTGAGTCGTGAAGTTGTCGGAGCATTCGCTACAATCGCAGCTCTTGTACCTACTCCCACAGAAGTGTCCCAACGATAGGTGCCACCATTTAATTGAGTGGCAATTAAGTCTTCACCGAAGTTATCGAGTGACCACTGTCTTGCTTCTAAGGTTACATTCGAAACGGTGGAAGGTTCCCCCCATGCTCCTGCTCCCCAAGTATCGGTGCCCCAACCATAAGCCGAAGTTGAGAAAGCCGGGCCAGGATTAATTTGATAAGCTGCATTACCTGCACCACCACCGCCTGCGGTTGAACCACTAGCAGTTGAAGTATGAGTCACTGTGTAAGCAGAAGTATTAACCACGGAAGTTACTTCAAACTCTTGATTCATATCAAGTCCGTCAATCGTGGAGAAAGAATCAAAGGTCACAAAACTACCTTGTTCACAGCCATGACCTGCATCGGTGACTAAAACAGTGGCTGTACCATTTGTAGTAAAAGGATCGGTTAAAGCTTCAGTTGCTCGAATTGGAGTGATGTCAGAAATAACTCCTTCTTCATAAACGTATAATTTTCTATCGGTACCAAAAGCATCGTACCTCGTGCCATCTAAAGAAATCCAAGCATGCTGATCTCGTACCACACCGACAATCGTGGTTTCAACAAACTTGTCCCAACCTTTAATTTTTTGGGGTAGGCCATTAAAAAAGCGTACATTATCGGAGTCCACCCATTGTCCTTGACCCGTATAATCGGTAACTTCTTTATTAATGCCTGGTTTTATTGTAAAATTAGTTAGTGGCATGAAGCCAATATACTACTTATTTTTTCTGAAATAAAGAACCAACATGACCTTTGAAAGCTCTATTTCCAAAGTGAGTTAGAGGCATTGCTATATCTGCCCATATCTCTCCACCACATTCTAGCCATAATCGAGAGAAGTAATAATCTTCGGATAGATATCTTTTAGTGCCTGGTTTTGTTTCGTATATACCTGCACAAAATAAGTCATAACAATTATCAGATTTAAAAGACTTACCATTAATAATTTGATCAGATTCATATTTACGCTCAGGAAACTTTTTCATCATCGTGCGAAAGACTTCTCTTTTAACCAACATCATGCCTGTTGCGGCTTCCTGTACCCTACAAAAACCATTTTCCATTTTGACATTCATGGGATCATCAAAATTAAGATTATACCCTAGCGATTTAACCTCTAATTCCTCAGGAGTCGCATTAGGATTATCTTTTAGTATTTGAGGTATTTTTTCAAAATGAACATGTTTTCTTGGGTAAATGCCACACACCACATCTTTATCAAAACAAAGCATTCGTTCTATGTTTTGAGCTTGAAAGCCAATATCGGAGTCAATAAACAACAAGTGCGTTGCTACATAGTCGGTAGCATCCATCATCATGGAAACAACCGTGTTACGAGCACGAGTAATAAGGCTTTCATTACCCATAGATTGCATACGCATTCCTACACCTTTAACCATGGACCATTGTTGTAGTTGCAGTAAGCCATGCATTGTGTTTTCGGTTAACATTCCACCATACATAGGCATTCCTAAGAATATTTTAAAATTCATATCTTTAAGTTCTTCTGGTTTAATCATTCTTTCCCCCTAACATTTGTCTTTTATCAAATTTAAAATCTTTATAAGGACCCTCTTGATCAACATAATGTAAAAACACAGTGATAAAATGATCATGATGACAGATTTCTCTCCAATGAATTTTATCCCTACCTTTAAAAATTACTGCATTATTAGGAACCATAGGAAACTTATGATCAATTCGATACCGTTTATATTCTCCTTCCTTATTATAATATTTATAATCAGAAGTTTCATCTTCCTCTCCTACAAATATTTCATAAGGCTGATCAATAGGATCTGCTCCTAAACACAAAGCCACTGTGAATTCACAAGACTCTCTATCAGTATGTATTTTTAAATCAGAACCTTTGTCATAAATTCTAAAAAAGGAATAAGTTGACCATAGTTTTTTACCAACGTTTTGTTCCACGACAGAAGTGCTCATATCCATTAATGTTTCCATTAAATAGTCACCATGCTCGCTAATTAAAGAGTTTGTTTGACCATCAATATTAAATTTTTTTTGATTAGAAAATTTAATAATCGAATAGGAATAAGCTAGATTTAAGATTTGTGTTGGTAAAAATTCTTTTATAAAAATCGGTTGCATTAGATTACCCACCCTATTAAAGCATATCGTGTTCCTTTAGTTACTTTATTTACTTGATGAGGAAACATAAAATTAGATGGAAAAATCACAGCATCTCCTACATTTTGAGGAATTGTAAGAAGACTTTCATTATCTAATTTGAATACAAATTCTCCTCCTTCATATTCGTTATTTAAACAAATAGAAATAGATAAATGTCTCTCTGTAACTTTATGACCAAAGTCTTTGTGAAAGTCGTAACCTGCTTTAAATTTATTTGCATCATATCGAAGAATGTCTAATTGAGATATTTTATCAATATCTATGTCGTGTTTATTTTTGTAGTGATCTACACAATGAAATATTTTTTCTTTCACTGCGTTTAAACAAATTTTTTCTCCAAAAGATTTTGGCTCTAATAAAGATCGAGTTAAACAATTTCTTATATTTTTATCGACTCCTAATCCAACAGTTCCAGCGTCGTTATAATTATTGTCAAAATAAGAAATAATTTTTTTACAAAAAGTTTGAGGTATTATTTTTTTGACTTCTAAAATATATTCTTTCATTTTTTATTTATACACAATTACTTAGTAAGTAATACTGTGTTCAGTCAGATAATTTGTTCTGGCTGTATCTGCTACAGTTGCAGCTTGTGAAGTGTTTTCAGAAAAAGTTTCTACGTTCGCATCTGGATTAGATGTCTGCCAAGCAGTGAATTGTTCTGCAACATTTGCAGAATAAACTGTGTTCCAAACATCTTGAGCCTCGCATCTAATTACAACATTTGTTACCCACTGAGGAAGAGAAGATAGAGATTCATTTTCTCTGTTATCAACATACTCTAACTCACCTGTGTTAGTCGTAGCGTTCCATTGTAAAGCATGAACATTTGCATCTATTTCAGTATGGGATCGAATATTTAAATAAACTTTGCTATCTAAATAAACATCTGATTCTGTATTGCCTGTTCCTTTAGCAGGACCATCACCGTTTAATGATCCGTCAGCGTCAAAAATAATAGTTATTCTTGAATTAACTGTTGTATTATTTACTGTTGTTGCCATCTTTTTTTCCTTTCTTTATTTTTACCTTATTGTTGCTTAATTGTCTAATAGTTTCATCCTCTAAATTAGGGTTTTTTTCTTCCAATGCTTTTTGATGGTCTCCTATTTTTCCAAATAAACTGCTAATATTTTTCATTTCTTTTCTTGTTTGAGGATTTGCAGCTAAAATATTATTCATGACATTTTGACCTTTAACCATTTCATTTCGAAAAGATTCGGTGGCAGCTTGAACGCCTGTCATTTTTGCTGAATTTTCTACTAAAAGTAAGGGTAGCCAAGCGATAGAACAGCCCCACTCTTGAACATCTAGTCCTGTTTGAGGGTGTTTTCCTTGAAGCATATTATACCAAAGACATTGATGTTTAATGCATTTCTTATTAAGAAGAGGACATTTTCCATCAGGATCAAAAATAGGCATTAGTCGAATACTCCTACTGAAACTACTATTCTCGGACATAAAGGAATAGCTGCATGAATTATATGTTTAGGTATTATTAGTAAATCACCAACGCTCATATAATATGAAGTAAAATTAGTTTCATCATAAACGTTGTAGATTACTGATCCTACTAAAGGAAAAAGAAAGACTGATTCTTCGTCTTGATGATTTTCACTAAATCCAATTTTACTCATTGAAGCATGAATATCTGCATCTATTTTATTAAAATTTTTATCTAGTAATAGATCTTTAACAAAATTTGAAAAAAATTTACCCTCATGAAAAATATCAAAATTACGTAATTTAATTTTCCCATTAGGACTATAATAGTTATCATTTTCTTTCCTATCTAAAAGAAAAGCTAATGTGTTAAAATCAAAATTTTTTTCTAACTTAAAAAAATCCTTGAAATGAGATACTTTTGTTCTATTCACTTTGACGTCTTTGTATTCTGAATTTAATGAAATGATCAATTAATCTTTTGCAGCAACAATTACGTTTGCATATTTGACATTCGCTGCAGGAATGGTTACGTCCGCCGTTGCACTTGCTAAACTACCACTAAAAGGGTGTGAGTGACTTCCACCACCTCCTGTTGCATTAGTTACAAGGTTCGTATCATTGGGGGAAGGATCTGCCGGAGCCACTGGTGCTGGACCAGCTACTGGATTACCAGCTCTTCTGTTTATAGTATGTGTATGGCTAGCTATCTGTGGTGTTGAAAGTGTAGTTCCTCCAACAGTACCACTCACAGAACCTGAAACAGGTTGAGCGGGAGCAGATTTATCTGTCGTGGCCAAGAATGAGGAGAAGTAAGATGTTGAACCACCTGTACCACCACCAGTTCCTGTCACAACTGACATGACAGTGTTTGACAAAGCAGATGCTGTATCTTGTGTCCATCCTGTTGGAGCAGATGCTTGATAGAAAACCATTTTTGTGCCAGACTCAAAAGGATCAACGCCTGTTAATCCTGCACCATTCCCTACATAGGATGTTGCATTAACTGTACCTACAACATTAACATTATTTTTTACAGAAAGATTTCCTAAAGAATTTGCAAAAAGATCAACAACAGTATCCCCTGTGCAATATTGCACAGTGTGAGAACCTTGAACGATAGCGACACCATTAGCACCGTGTCCTGTCGGTGCAACAGTTAAAGTGAAAGCTCCAGAAGTATTATTAAAAAAGATATAGTTAGACTCAACAGCAGGAACAAAAACTGTAATGTCTCCTGTCAAAGTACCTGTAAATTCGATTACTTTGTTAGAAGCTTCAGCAGTGGGATCAGCATTATTGGATGTCAATGTGACGTTGGCTGAACCTGCAACAGACTTAGATAAGTAACCCGCACTAAAAGCGTCAAGTGTTTCTAAGTTTGTATTAGTATTGTTTCCCCATGTATTGGCGTTAGCGCCTGTTTCCATGAGTTCGAGTTTGAGTCTATCTGAATATGTACTTGCCATGTTTTAAACCTCTATAAAATATATCTTTTTTTATCCTTCAAGCAACATTTTTTATGC